CACCCAGTACTCATCATAATAGAAATATCTGCAACATTATCTTCTACCTCTCCTGGTGTATAATCCTTAACTGGAAGATGACCTTGACCAAATGCTTCTGCTAATTTACGTACAGGTATTGATTCCCCGTAGCCAATAGGAACAGGTCCACAAACAGAACTAGGAGCAAGAGACCTAATAGCAGTACATACATCTCTAACATGGATCCAATCCCTTTTATGATTAGTTACATATGGTGCAGTTCCTTCCTTCAACATACCATACATCATATTGTCCCTACTCTCTGGTCCATAGACTGTTGTAAACCTCATTCCTACTGAATTAGGTGGTGCCATCTGTTCATTAACCCACTTACTCATAGCATAAGGGTTTTCCCAATAGTTACCATCTACAGCACTTGATGATGCGTATAGCAATCTTGTACCAGTCTCTCCACACCAATCAAATAATCGTTTTGCCTTTACTACATTGTTCTCATAGTACTCTGCAGGTTTCTCCATACTCTCACGAATATCTGCCCATGCAGCAAGATGAACTACAAGGTCATAATCACCTTTTTTAATATTGCCACTAATGTTAAAGTCACCCACATCGTCTGGATGATCTATACCGTGTACTTTATATCCTAATTGGTCTCTCCAGTCGGCAAAAACATACCGACCAATAAAACCACGGTGTCCTGTTACTAATACTTTCATGTCACTGGCCAATCAATAACTGTTCTAATTTCTTCATTATACATCCACACTTCTTTCAGCATATCGCAGTTAACACCACGTTCTTCAAACTGTGTGATTAATGAATTAAGATCTTTAGGGAAACACGTTCCACCAAATCCTCTATCATTATCTATACCTGGAACTTGAGTATGAGATTTACCTATTCTACTATCTCCAGTAACACCCTTTCTTACATTATTATAATCCATTCCTGTTGCATGACAGAAATCATATATCTTATTAAAATATGCTACCTTATATGCAAGGAATACGTTAGAGAAATATTTGATTGCTTCACTCTCATCAGATGAAACCATTACACTTGGTATCTTGGGGAAACATGCTTCAAAGAAACATACAAAATCTGTACATAGTTCCTTGTCTCCACCAACCACATTCCTTTCTGCCTTACCATAATCCTCTACAGCATTCCTTGCGGTAAGAAACTCTGGGTTATGAATTACATTATGCCTTTCAGTATATTTCTTTGTTGTACCTACAGGAACAGTAGATTTAATAACAAAGGTTCCTGTTAGATTATCAGGTAAGTCCTCAAAGAACTTATCTAGAATAGACAAGTCACAACTTCCATCCATCCTCATAGGAGTTGGAAGACAAACAAAAATAAAATCTTGTTGTATAACTTCTTCTAGTGGATTAAGACATCGGTTCTTATCCACATCAAAAATCTTTGTGGGTACTTTGTCCCTTAAGTTCTGGTAAACGGCATTACCTACAAAACCATTACCTACAATTCCAACATTAATGTTGTCCATCATGATACCATCCTGCTAAATCCTTTAAGTTTTTCAAATCGAATGTGGTGTTCAAATTTATCTTCCATCCCTGTCTTATGGGATATAACGAAGATATTAGCATCCTCAATTACATATCGGATGATCTTTAAAAATTCTTCTGTCCCTTGTCCATCTAACGAACTATCAAACACTTCGTCCAATATCATTAAGTTGGTCGAGACTGAATTCTTAAACTTAGCCACTTCCCTCCATGTGAAGAGAAGTGCTAAATCAATTCTTTGTTTTTCACCTTCACTAAACGATGCATAAGAAAAGTCTTCATGTATTGGAGACTGAACGGTTTCATTAAACTCCTCATCAAGAGTAAAGTTTATGTAGAAGTCCATCATCTGTAGATAACGGTTTACTTGTTGATTTATCAACGGTAGATACTTCTTGATGATTTTAGTCTTAACTCCTCCGTCTTTCAATAGACCGTATATGAAGTTGTAATATTTGATTGTGTCCTTACGACTAACCAATGTGTCGTAGGTTTCTTGGAGATTGTCCTTGAATGTTTCTAACTTGTCATGCTCAGTATTTCTGTTTTCAAGTTGACTGGTAAGTGTTTGAATTTCAGATTCCAGTTCTCTGACCTGTCTCTGGCAAGCAGAAACAGAGGTATTGTTTTTAGAAATGCCATGCGTTAGTTTAGTAATCTCCTGTGATAGGTTTGTGAAATGACGCTCTCGCTCTTGTTCTGTTTTAATTGCATCTTCAAGTTTTTGAAACCCAGATTGCAACTCTGTTGCTCTAGTTTGAGCGTCGTCGATTTTATTTATTCTGAAGGACTCATCTATAGATTGTGTACAGGTAGGGCAAACTGTATTTTGTGTGAAGAACTTATGTTCTTTAGTAATAGACGCTACCTTTTGTGATATCTTACCTCTGTAATTGTTAAGTTCTACTAACTTATCACCCGCACCAACTACTTCTTTTAGTTCTTTTTCTGTATCATCAACATTAGATTGTAGAAGATTATTATGTTCAATATGAGTATCAACTTCTATATTAAGTGTTTTAATTTTACTTTCCTTATCCTTTATTCTTTCCTTACCTTGACTCTCTATCTCATTCATAAACTTCTCTTGCATCTCTACCTTATCATTAAGAGATTCTTTTTTTAAATCTAAAGTATTAATACATTCCTTCTCAACTCTAATCTTATCTCTAATAATATTATTCATAGAAGAGAAGATTTTAATATCGAGTAAATCTTCAATAACTTCTCTACGATTTGTAGCTGTCAATTGCATGAAGGGAACAAATGTACTAGACCCCAATACTACAATTTGTGTAAAAGATTTATAGTTCATCTTTAACACATTCTGCTCTAACCACTTCTGTTGATCATTAGCATTATGGGATTGATCTAATAATTTATCGTCTCTATAAATCTCAAACTTATTTGGTTTTATTCCTCTAGATACTTTCCAACTAATTGTCCCAATAGAAAACTCTACTTCTACACTACAATCTTTCTCATTAGTAGCATTAGTTAACTGACCTTTATTAATCTTACGGAACGGTTTACCGAACAAACTAAAGGTAAGAGCATCTAGAACCGTACTCTTACCCGTACCATTATCTCCAACTATTAAAGTAGTTGCATGAGATTGGAAATTAATTTCAGAATATTGATTGCCTGTAGAAAGAAAATTCTTCCAACGGACTTTTTCAAATAAAATCATTCTTTGTTGTAGGCGGGATTACAATGTCATTAGGTGTAATGATAGTGTAACCAAATCCGTGGTCTTCACACACATCAACCATCATGTCAGGTTCAACTTCAATCACATGCATTTCAGGATATTCTTGATCTTCCAATTGTAAAGCATAACGAGTTGCATCATCCTCTTGTTCAAAAAGATAGAGAATATGTTCTCCATCATCATTTTTAACAGAGTATGCACCCTCATTTTCTCGACCATTGATAGTTAGAATATACATTAGACTAACTCACATGCCTCTTGATACACGTTTTGAATAGTCTCTTGTATTCTTGATTTCTCAAGATTAATTTCAGACTCTTCCACATATCTATTTAATATAGAAAGGGTATCCTCCGATTCGAAGGCTTCAAAGTCTTCATTCTCTTGTAGTTGAAAATTCTCAACTATCTTGAGTTCATGCACATTACTATTATACAACTTATCGATGAATTTTTCAAATTTTTTAGGACTACTCTTCTTACGAACAATAACCTTTACAATTTTATTCTCCAATTCACGAGTATCAAATGTTTGATAGTTGTGATCATTATAGTAAATGGTATAGAACATCCTGTAAGGATTATTCACAGGAGTATGCTCTAGGGTTTCTGTATCAAAGAAATGAAACCCTCTTGTATCTTCAAGATCATTCCAATACATCTCATAAGGATTGCCCAAATAAAATACCTTACCATTATCAGACCTAGTATGGTAATGTCCCGAATAAACTTTTTGAAACTTATCAAACAGGTCTACATCAATTCCCTGTTCCATCACATAACCACGATGAATTCTAAATCCCTTACACTCAAGGTGACCCATAACCATAGGAGATTTTGACTTCTTAATCATCTTTAATGAATGTTTTTCATTCTCATTATTAATCCAAGGTAAAAGAAGAATATTCAAACCATCTATTTCAATCTCTGTTGCTTCGGAATAAGTTTTTATATTATCATATTCAGCAAGTAATAAATCAATAGAATTTACATCATTAGTATTCTTATAATAAGCAGTATGATTACCCACAATACTGTGGATAGTACAACCCATATCTCTCAATCTGTCATAATAATTATTCTTTGCCCATCCCAAACAAGAAAAATCAACACCCTTTCTACTATCAAAGGTATCTCCCATATCAATAATGGTAGTAATACCTTCATTTTCTATAGCAGGAAAAAATATATTCTCATAAAACTTCAAAAAGTATTCGTGAAAATGCTTTGAGTTTTTCCTCGCACCAAAATGTTGGTCGGTTATTATTGCGACTTTCATTTTTTAGTAGTGTTGCTACGTGTCCTATTAATAATACTAATAAATTTGTCACCAGCAAATGTACCACCAAGACATACATCAATCTCATCACCATCCTTCCAATTCGTCTCACCATTCATTTTGGTGTGAGTCATTGCTAATTGAATTTCATCAATTACTTTTTGAGTTAATCTCATTTAATTTTCCTAGGTACTTGGATAGTCCATGCAGGTGATACTAAATCAACCATCTCAAATTGTTTCTTATTCTTTTCAATCTCATTCAACATTTTTTCACGACCAGGTTCTGGTTGTATCTCACCATAATGAGTTTTATGTTCTGTAACAGCAGATCTTAAACCCATATAATCTAATATAGCACCATCTACCATATGATAAAGTGTATCCCAAGTAAGTGTTGTTCGTAATTGAGATGCAATCTTATCAACATCATTCTCATCAAGATACTCACCAGTTGCTACTGCGTTTGAATAATCTTCATATTGAGTCAAGATCTTGGCTCTAATTGTCACCAACTCATTCAAGTTAATTAGAATAGAGTTATCATCATAAATCGCTTTCATTAGTATCTTAATTTAGAATGTACAGCATCTTTGATTTGATTATAGTCAGCAGCATCGCCACCGTCATCTCCATAGAAGACTTCATCATAACCAGATCTTTCAAGTATCTTATTCTTAATTTCTAACTGACGTTTTTCTCTTTGTATTCTGCGGAGAAATGCATAATGTATAATCTGCGTAAAGTAAGCAAAAGGATTTTTGGATTTTTCAGGATTAAAATTATGTATGTACTGAACGCAATTTTCGATTCCATCAGAGATCATGTCCTCCTTAAACATGTAATTTACAAAGTTTGGTTTGAATGATAGATGATTTGCTATCTTCAAGAAACACTCACCAATATAACGTGGTATAGGTGGTTTTGGCAACCCCCTTATTTCTGCAATTTCTCTATCTTCCCTAAGTTTGACTAGTGCGGCTAGGAACTCCTTATTATTAACGTAGTGTTCGGACCTCTTCCGTTTAGCCATAATTCGTCCTGCCATAAGCATATCTCACTATGTATGTAGATATTATAACACTTCTATACATAGTTGACAAGTTGATATTTTACCTATAGAATAACTCTGTCAGGGTTCAAGGGAACCTCTAGCTACTACTTTCTTTATTAGGACTAGTTTTATAAAGCTTCTCTAATATATCTTTAGCATCATTAACAGTTGCTATATATCCCATCTTTCTAGAAATTTTAGGTTGATTCTTATGATCTCTATCAGTATCTTGTACAAATCTTTGATACATTCGGATCATATGTAAATCAGATGATTCTGACATTGTAAGAACATTATCCATATTAATAATAAACATATCTTCTCTTGTAGTCTTTAACCAAGGTTCTACCTTATAACCGACGGTGCCCGCACGAGCCTTTACTTCACAAACAGTAATTGGGTGATGAATAACTAACATAGTACGATCTGATTCTTCAGACGCTGCTATTTTAGCAAAGATTTCTTCACCATTTTTAAATTTGATTGTTCCGTAAAAATCGTCTTCCATAATTATTTCTTTAGTTGTATAGTGATTATCTCATAATTAAAATTTTCTTCGTTATAGATTTTAATTCTTTCTATGAGGTGGTTTAATGTATAGTTCTTACGAGAATTGTAAGTGCAATCATCTGATATATCATATAAGATTGCCTTTACTTTGTTAGTTCCTTTCCTAAGTACTCGTCCAATACTTTGAAGATTTCTAACTCTCGATTTTGACGGTGAGGCAAAGATAACATTATGGAGATTTCTAATATTAATGCCTGTAGAAAATGTTCCGTAGGAAGCGACGATGATTGCATTGTTTTCCCTCTCGGTGATCTCTCTGATCAATTCTCTTTCATCGGCATCAACACCACCATGTACAAAGAATACTTTTCTATCACTTTGCTTATTATTATTTATCTTTTCGTAAAGTATTGCACCGTGAGTTTCTACTCTACTGTATAATATAAGAGTATTACCCTTTAGATCTAATGTCAAATTTGTTATAAACTTATTTCTTTGTTCATGACTAATAAGATATTCTATTTCATCTTGATAGGTTTCAAATTTTTGTGGAGGGTGTTTAAGAACCAGACATTGAATATCAAGTTTAGATAGATGACCTTCTTTCATTAAATCATCTGTTCTTGTCACCTTATAAGTAGGACCAAACAATCCTTCCAATACCCACTTATGAGTTTGTGTTCCATCAAGTGTTCCTGTAAATCCATATCTATATTTTGCATGTTCTAATTTTGTCATTATAGATACTAGGGACTTACTTTTAAATAAGTGTGCCTCATCCCCTATTATTACATCATAATCTGTGAAGAATGAACGATCTAGTTTATGAACAGATTGCCATGTAGTAATAGTAACAGGAAACTCATTTGTTTTTTCTTTGCCCGCATATATTCTGTGACAGTATGACTCCGAATTCCAACCATAATCCTGAAAATCTTTATACATCTGCTCCACGAGACTGGTCGTTGGAACTACTAACAAAATTTTTTCGCCTTTATCCACATAGTACCGTACAAGGCTATAAATCATCAACGATTTGCCTGACGCAGTTGGAGATATCAATAATTTTCTATTATGCCTTAAAGCATCATATACTCCCTCAACTTGATAATCCCTAGGTTTGTGCTTACAAATAGCACCCATATAATCCTTAACACCTTGCTTTGATATTCCCTCATTAATCTCAAAGGGAGCACCATAGTATTCATTATCTACAAACTTATAAGTATAATCTCTTCTTTCGCAAAAGGAAATAATTTTATCTAATAATCCAATATATATTCTTTTCGTTCTTAAATCAAATAGATGTATCTCTCCGTTCCAATTTCTTTTACGGTACTGGGGCATGCC